AACAACCGATTAAGTTTAAGATTAGCAAATGGATCCCAGATTAAAGCTAAATCGTCTAACAGTGACGCCGCACGTTCAGAAGCAGTATCTCTTCTAATAATTGATGAGGCTGCCTTTATTGAAAACGTAGCTGAAACATGGGCCTCAGCCCAACAAACACTTGCTACTGGTGGTGGTGCTATTGTATTATCTACTCCTTATGGTACAGGTAACTGGTTCCATCAAACCTGGGTTAGAGCAGAAAATGCCGAAAATGAATTTTTACCAATTAAATTACCTTGGTATGTTCACCCCGAACGAGACGAAACTTGGAGAAAACGACAAGATGAATTATTAGGTGATCCTAGAATGGCAGCACAAGAATGTGATTGTGATTTTGCCTCTTCAGGTGATGTAGTATTCTATAATGAATACCTTGAATTTTACGAAAAAACTTATATTAAAGATCCTCTTGAAAAACGAGGTGCAGATCAAAATTTATGGATCTGGCAACCGGCTGATTACTCAAGAAACTATTTAGTTGTAGCTGACGTAGCTCGTGGTGATGGTAAAGACTATTCAGCATTTCATGTAATTGATATAGAAGCAAATACCCAAGTTGCCGAATATAAAGGACAAATTGGCACTAAAGAATATGGCCACTTATTAGTAGGTGTAGCTACGGAATATAACGAAGCACTTTTAGTAATTGAAAACGCATCAATTGGTTGGGCTACTATACAAACTGTAATAGATCGTGGATATTCTAACTTATATTATTCACCTAAGAGTGATTCCTCGCTAAGTGAGTCGTATTTTGACAAATATATGGATACATCAAAAATGGTTCCTGGTTTTACTATGTCATCAAGACTACGTCCTATGGTAATAGGTAAATTCCAAGAATACATTTCTGATCAAAGCGTAATTATTCAATCAAAACGATTACTAGAAGAAATGAAAGTGTTTATTTGGAAAAATGGTCGTGCCGAAGCACAACAAGGTTACAATGATGATCTTGTAATGTCATTTGGTATGGCTATGTTTATGCGAGACACTTCATTTAAATTTAGACAGAATGCTTTAGATGCATCTAGAGCAGCTTTAAATAATATGTCTGTTAATAGAGTTCAATATCAAGGGGGATATAATTCTAATCAAATTCCTAACCCATACATGCAACAAATAGGAGACAGACAAGAAGATATTAGTTGGCTAATTAGATAATATTTATAATAATAACAATATACAATGGCTGATACTGGCTTATTTAAAAGACTACAAAGATTATTTTCTTCCGATGTTGTAATTCGCAACGTTGGAGGTAATCAACTTAAAGTAGTAGACACAGATCATATTCAAACCTCAGGAGAATTTGTTACTAATTCTCTAATGAGCAGATTCCAGGGAATATACCAAAACCCAGCATCTACTTCTTTATTTGGTCAACAATTTAATCTTAATTACCAATATTTAAGAGCCCAATTATACTCAGATTATGATTTAATGGATACAGATGCTATTGTAGCTTCTGCTCTTGATATTATTGCTGATGAGTGTTCATTAAAAAATGATTTAGGAGAAGTACTTCAAATTAGAAGTAGTGATGATGATATTCAAAAAATTCTTTACAATTTATTCTATGACGTATTAAATGTTGAATTTAATCTTTGGTCATGGACACGCCAAATGTGTAAATATGGTGATTTCTTCCTTAAATTAGAAATATCAGAAAAATTTGGTGTTTACAATGTAATTCCTTATTCAGCATACCATATTGAAAGAAAAGAAAATTTTGATCCTGAAAATCCATCACGAGTAGTATTTAATTACAACCCAGAAGGATTTTATGGTGGTACATCTTCGGGTTATTATTACACTCCTAATTCACAAAATGCTAATTTAATTACATTTGATAATTACGAAGTAGCCCACTTCCGTTTATTATCAGATATGAATTATCTTCCATATGGCCGTTCATATCTTGAACCTGCTCGTAAATTATTTAAACAATACGTGTTAATGGAAGATGCAATGTTAATTCATCGTATTGTCCGTGCCCCAGAAAAACGTATTTTCTATGTAAACGTGGGTTCAATTCCACCAAACGAAGTAGAAAACTTCATGCAGAAAACTATTTCTACTATGAAGCGTACTCCATTTATGAATCAACAAACTGGTGAGTATAACTTAAAGTACAACATGCAAAACATCATGGAGGACTTTTATATCCCAGTTAGAGGTAATGACCAAGCAACCAAAATTGATACTACAAAAGGACTTGAATGGTCAGGTATTGAAGACGTTGAATACTTAAGAGAAAAATTATTTGCAGCTCTTAAAGTACCTAAAGCATTTATGGGTTACGATGAAAATCTTCAAGGTAAAGCTACATTAGCAGCTGAAGATATCCGCTTTGGTCGTACAATTGATAGAATCCAACGCATCCTCCTTTCAGAACTTTACAAAATTGCTCTTATTCACTTATATACTCAAGGATATAGAGATGAACAAATGACTAATTTTGAACTTCGTTTAACTACTCCTTCTATTATTTACGATCAAGAAAAGATTGCATTGTTAAAAGAAAAAGTAGATTTAGCTGCTCAAATTATGGAGAATAAATTACTCCCAACTGATTGGATTTACGATAATATCTTCCACTTTAGTGAAGATGAATATGAAGAATATAGAGATCTTATTATCCAAGACCAGAAACGTAGATTCCGTATGGCTCAAATTGAAACCGAAGGTAATGATCCTATTACAACAGGTCGTTCATATGGTACTCCACATGATTTAGCTTCATTATACGGTAGAGGAAGATATGATGACGCTTCAGTCCCTGAAGGATATGATGAAAAAGAACCATTAGGAAGACCACAAGAAAAAGCATCAAATATCAATACTCAAGATAATGCTTTTGGACGTGATCGTTTAGGTAGAAAAGATATGAAAACCGATGATCAACCTGGACTTAAAGAAGACGCTAAAATAGCATATTCTAAAAATCTTTCTTTACTAGAATCTTTAGGAAAGCGTAAAGAATCGTTATTAGACGAATCAAAAATTAAAGAATAATATATCCCCATATATTTATAATAAACCTTAAGGAATGAATATTAAACATTCAAAGTATAAAAATACTGGTATCCTTTTTGAATTACTTGTGCGCCAAGTAACGGCCGACACATTAAACGGAACTGATTCTGTTGCTCTTAGCCTTATTCAAAAGTTTTTTGTTAAAAGTGAATTAGGTAAAGAATACAAATTATACGAAACATTAGCTAAAAATACGGCATTAACTGAAGGTAAAGCTAATGTAATGATTCAAACCTTAATGGAATCATCTAAAAGGTTAAATAGAGGTATCTTAAGAAGAGAAAAATATAATCTTATTAATGAGATTAAAAAACACTATAATTTAGAAGAATTTTTTAAAACTAAATTACCTCACTATAAAACATTTGCTGCTTTTTATACTTTAGTAGAAATCCAAAACACAGAAGCTTTAGTAGATGCTGATATTATTGTAAGTAATAAAATGACTCTATTAGAACATTTATCTACTTCACAAATTCAAACTGAAAGAGTAGAAGCTGAAGTATTAAGAGAATTCCAATCTTACGATAAAGATACTCGTATGTTAACTTACCGTATTCTAATGGAAAAATTTAATGGTAAGTATACTAACTTATACGAATCCCAAAAAGAAATTCTAAGACAATATATCAACTCAGTTGATTCAACTCCAGTATTAAAAGAATTTTATAATTCTAAAGTAGTTGAAGTTAAAACAGCATTAACTGAGTTAAATTCCAAAGTTGCTGATAAAACTGTTCAAATTAAAATTAACGAAGTTGCTAACTTAATTACTGAGTTAGATAAAACTGCTAAAGTATCAAGTGAAGATATTGTTAATATTCTTCAATACTTTGAACTTTATGAAGAACTAAAAACAGCCAATGGAATCTCAAAATGAAGCTAAAGTAGGAGACGTAACAGTTAAAGGTGGAATTAAAACCACTATTACTGACATTGACCCTAATTCAGGTGCTATATCATGGGATGTAGAATACGCTGCTGATTATCTTAAATTATACCAACAGGTTCAACAGTTATTTAAAACTGTAGACAAAGCTGCTAGACAATCAAATGCGGAACCCTTTATTAAAGATTGGGGTAAAGAAGTTCGCCAATTACGTAATGCATTAAGAACATATTTACGTAATAATAAATCTGAAGAATACGCCCGTGTTAAAGGAATGAATGAAATGGCTACTACAGCTGGTACTGCTTCCTTTACCCCTGGTAAGGGGGCACAATATGCTACACCCTATGCTTTTAAAAAGAAAAAAAAAGTAGATGAATCTAACCCTGGGGCTAGTTTAGGCAAAGGTCCTAAAGCTACGGAAAAAGGTGTTCAAGATAACTATTATTATAAGTTAGGATTCAAACCTGTTAATCAAAAAGAATTAAATAAACAGGCTAAAGGTATTGAAGTTAAACATTTATGGGGTAAGTAAATATGTATAAGTATCGATATAAACTAAAAATAAACGAAGCCGACCCAGGTCGTGCTCAATTCCAAGAAAGACGTATGCAAGCTTTCAAGGAAATTGAAGCTCGTTTAAATAATTTATATCCGTTATTAGATAATGCTAAAGATGAAACAGCAAACTACTACAAAGAAAACCCAGAATCATACGCTGTAGTATATGGAACTGATTTAATCTTAGATTTAATAAAAGACATTGAAACAACATTAAAAGGAGAAGAATGAAAACCTTACAAGACCAATTCAATTTAATTAAAGAGGGTAAAGGACATAAAGATATGTTCATGAAATCTGCTCGCAGATTATTCCCTCAATACATTAGTAACATTACATCATTTGATAATGCTGTTACTATTTTGAAACAAAAGCAAGTTCTTAGTGAAGGAATTGGCGGTGTAGTTACTACTGGAAATCCTTTTGTTAACTGGGCTCAATTTTTAAATGAAGAAGCTAAAGCAGTAGAAAAAGCTCCAACTAAAGAAGTAACTGATATGGAAACCAGAGGTTACGATTACAAGGATTATAAAAACATAGATAATATTTACGGCGAAGCTTTCTTAGAAGGATATTATGCCGAAATGAAAGATCCTAAAAATGCTGATAAAACAGTTGATGAATTAAAGGAAATCGTAGCTAAAAATATGGCTAAAGATAGTCTTCATTATGTTAAAAACGCAGCATTTGGTATCAAAGGTATTGGTTATACTGATGAGCACCCTGGTTTAGGCCCTACCAAAGAAGTAAAGGGTAAATACAAATCATCAGGTATGGAGCCTGTTAAAATAAAAGAAACCATGATTAAATTAACAGATTTACTTAATGAAAATCTTTCAGGTTATGTTGATATACCTGCCTTAAACGAGGAAAATAAAGAAGAAAAAGAAGATCGTATGCGTGATGCTGAAAAAGATGACGCTGCACATATCGAAGATTTAGAAAAAGATATGAAAGACGATAAGAAAGAAGACGACAAAATGAAAAAAGAAGGTCTTGAGCATCGTCTTAAAG